GAGCCTGATACATTTAAATGGTGGGTAGGAGTAAATGGAACTTGGAGAAACTCTGGAGACCCAGCTAATGGAACTGGTTTTGTATATCAATTTAGTTCTGGTACAGGTGATTTATGGGGTAATGGTCAAAGCAATAATAATACTCGTTGGGGAGGTTGGACATCAAGTGCTAATGGATTAACTTGTACTTGGAATTTTGGCCAAGATTCCACATTTGGTGGAGCTGTTACGGCTGGTTCAGGGGTAGATGATAATGGATTTGGTAATTTTAAGTATTCGCCACCAACAGGATTTCTTGCAGCGTGTTCTGGAAATATGGTTATATCAGATGACATAGACCCAGCACAAACTGATAACGATATTCCAACTAAGCAATTTGGTGTGGTTCTTTATACAGGTAATGGTGGTACAAATGCAATAACTGGATTAGGATTCCAGCCAGATTTTGTTTGGGGAAAGTCTAGAAGTGCAACACAATCAAATAGATTATACAATAGTAGTGTAACTAATGGTATGTTATTTTCAGATAATTCAAATTCAGAACAAACTGGTAGTGATTTATTGACTTCATATGGTACTGATGGGTTCACATACGGTACAAGTGGTTCTAATGCTAATGATAACACCGTAACTTATGTTGCATGGTGTTGGAGAGCTAATGGGGGCACTACATCTACAAATACATCAGGAACAATAACTTCTACAGTGCAAGCAAATCAGGCTGCTGGTTTCAGTATTATTACATATACAGGAACAGGAAGTAATGGAAGTATAGGTCATGGGCTATCTGCAAAACCAAACTTTCACATAATAAAATCAAGAAGTGGTACTGATGGGTGGGCTGTATATCATGGTTCAATAGGGGCAGAAAAGTATTTGAGATTAGACACGAATGCCACCCCAAGTGACACGAGTAATGTTTACAATGATACTGAACCCAGTTCTTCTGTTATAAGTTTAGGTACTAATGATTTAACAAATAAAAGTACAAGTAATTATGTTTCTTATGTGTGGCATAATGTAGAAGGCTATAGTAAGTTTGGTAGTTATAAAGGCAACGCTAATGATGACGGGCCGTACATATATTGTGGCTTCAAACCAGAATTAATATTTATTAAAGAAACTGGTACATCAGATGATTGGGTTGTTTATGATTCAACGAGAGACCCTATTAATAGAGGTAGTAATAGAGTTTCAAGGTGGGAAGTAGATGCGGCTGAATTTGATGGTACAGGAAGAGCAATCGATTTTTTAGCTAGTGGTTTCAAAATTAGAACATCAAATAACACTATAAACCAAACTACTAATTTCGTTTTTGGAGCTTGGGCAGATGTGCCGTTCAAGTATAATAACACACAATAACACACACCCATAGTATAAATAGAGGTAGGAGAAAAATATGAGTAATGCAAGAAATCTCGCAAATCTTCTAACAGGAGGTGATACAACAATCGCAACTGGTGATGTTGCAAACGGAGCAATCTCAACTGCAAAACTAGCAGATGACGCAGTGACAGCTGCAAAGATTGATGATGATGGTGCTGGTTTCCAAATGGGTGACTTAACATTAAACACACTTAATGCAAATACAGCAATACTACCAGACACCTCTGGTGGTGCAGATATAGGTTCAACAACCAAAGAGTTTGGAGATGTATTTATTGCAGATGACAAAGCAATTAAGTTTGGTAATGACCAAGATGCAACAATAGAGTATGATGAAGATGGAGATGACCAACTAAAGATTGGTGGTAAACCTGTTGCGTTTACAAATGCAGTCGTTGGTAAAACAGATACAGACACAAGTAATACTGGTGGTGTTACGCTAGACTTTGATGCTAATCAAAACTTTGTACTTACTTTCACAGGTAATGTAACCCTTTCAAATCCATCTACAGAAAAAGTAGGACAATCAGGATTTATAGTTTGCATTCAAGATGGAACAGGTTCGAGAACTTTAACTCTAGGAACTGATTATGAATCTGTTGGTGGTTCTGGAATCACATTAAGTACAGCTGCAAGTGCGACAGATGTAATTCCTTACATAGTTGTAGCTTCAAACAGGGTACTTCTTGGAACACCTCAACTTGCGTTTAGTTAAGGAGATATAATATGTCAGGCCCTTTAGGTGCATCACAATTCATGTACAACACTGGTGCTGCTAATTTTTATGAATATCAGATTGAGCAATCATTAAGAATGGAAGCTGGTTCTGCAATGTACTTGAGTAGAACACTTGGTACAGCATCAGATAGAGATAAAGTTACAATAAGTCTTTGGGTAAAAAGACATAGTGAATTAGGTAGTAGCTCTAAAACAACAATCTTCACTGGTGGTACATCTGGTTCTCAATATTCTTATACATCTTTTAATAATAATGATAAAATTAATTTAGATATGCAGACCTCTATGACAAGTATAGGTGCAACAAATGAACAATTCAGGGATTGTTCAGCTTGGTATCATCTAGTTTATAGATTTGATACATCACAAGGAACTCAAGCTAACAGATTAAGATTGTATGTAAACGGCACACAATTAACAGGACTAAGTTTAAGTAACATAAGTCAAAATGAAGATGTCAATCATTGGACTGCAGCTGAAGCATTTTACATAGGACAGAAAAATGGTATAGGTCACGCATCTGATGGAACAAATTTATATTATGCAGAGGTTAATTATGCTGATGGACAATCATATGCTCCAACTCAATTTGGCGAAACAAAAAATGGTGTTTGGGTGCCTAAAGACCCTAGTGGTACTACATATGGCAACAATGGCTTTCATCTTAAAT